GCGGGTAATGTTATCTTAGGTGGAAACTCAAATAACTTACAAAACTCTGGACCAAACGCAATTCTTCAAGCGTCAAGTTCAAGTCTTACAAACTCTAACTACAACTCAACAATAATTGGAGCAACCTCAGCAACTTTGGATGCAGCGGGTCACGGTATTGTTGCGGGTGGTTATGCAAATACCCTAAAAGAAGGAAACTGTATGTTTGTCAATGGTCGTGGAAACTTGATGCAGGGTTCATTCAACGATTGTGATGGAGGTATCTATTCTGCTTGGCAATGTACTTCATTTACAGCGGGTAAAGCAACTATGATGGGTGCAGGTTTCAATAACGTATTACAAGGTGGTTCTCACTACGGAGTTCTTTTAGGAGGAAATGATAACATAATGAACTCTAACGAATCTGGCTTTATGGCTGGTAACGAGTACGGTTATATTGATACGGTTGACCATATGGTTGGTATGATGTTATCAAGTGGTTCAACTATTTCAGGTGGAACTTCTGGTGTTAATAATATGTTGATGGCGGCTTGTTATAATACCAAATATCACGCATCAGGAACTTTACCAAGAAATATTGTTATGTTAGGTTTGAGTGATAGAGATATTATTGTAAATGATTCTGATAGACCATTCAATCCATCGGGTACAACATTTACTGAAAACACTCACATATATAGAACACTCACAAGACAAACTCTAACAGGCGCAACCGCAACAGGAGCACCGACAATTGATTTGTCTAACCAATCATTTATGGAATTTACCATTACAGGAAATATAACTGCGATTGACTTTACCGGTTGGAGAGAAGGTGGAGTATATGAGTTCTTTGTCTATAACAGTGGTTCTTATACCATTACAGCGTCAGGTGTTAGATTAGACGGAGTTGCAAATACAATCTTCGCAAAAGGTGGAACATTGAATCCAACTAACAACGGATATTCATACTATCGTCTTTCTATTATAAACAGTAAAGGTTGGTTGGACGAACACTTGAACTATCAATTACTATAAAATAAACTTATAAAATATAACTAAAAAAATGGATACCATTAAAATAGACATTCAACCCGTCAGTTATTCTTTGACTACATTGAGTATCAATAATGTTTCAGTTCAATTAGATAAAAGTGCTTCGGTTGGTGGATTTGTGTTTGGAGATACAATTTCCGTACCTTTCCAAGTACATCTAACAACTGAGGAGTATAACAACTGGGGTTCAGATGATACCTATATCATCGACTTGGTAATAACTAAATTAGGATATACACGAGCGTAAAATGATTTATCTAAATGTAGGTGAGGTAAACACAGCGGTTGCAACTTGTTCCGTAAACAAACAACTAAGTAATCCAACTTATTTGTGGAGTATGCGTCATAAGTTGACTAATCAAAAATGGAGATTTATTCCATATAGAATACCCCCTGCGGTAAATTATTCTCCTTCCTGGGACCAATTTATTATTAATGTTGATTATAATTCAACAGAGGTTTTTACCGGTACCTCAGCTAACGCGGTAAATCTTCATTTGATAGATGGAGAATATTTCGTAAAGGTTTATGAACAAACCTCTACAACTAACTTAAATCCGGCTTACTCTTATGATGTAGTATACGAAACCATTGCTAACGTAACGGGAACCGGAACAACTAATAACATTATTAGTTATAGTGCGACTACTGATGTATTTAAAGTATATAAAGGATGATAAATATAGAAAAATTTAATTTCGGGACAAACACTCTAACTAACTTTAGAGAGGTAATAACAAGAAACGAATTGTTTGTCCGCTGGGGTGAAGACAACATATTTGTAAATGAGTTATACAAATATTTGGACGCCTCACCAATTCATAATGCATGTATCCGTTCTAAAGTTGATAATGCGGTTGGACAAGGATATATTACAGACTATAAGATAAATTCTAAACAATATATCAACGATGTTGCTAAACAAATGTTCTTTGAGTTGATTGTTACCGGTAATTTATTTTTAGAAATAGTTTGGAAGCAAGACAGAACTCAAGGTATAAATGGTTTCCATATTATTCCATCTAAGTATATGAGAGTACATAAACCGGAGGAATTAGGCGGTGAAGTAAAAAAATATTTGTACTGCGCTGACTGGGATATGTGGAGGAAAGCTGGGATTGTTGAGTTTAGTGAATTTGACCCTAAAAATTTCACAGATAGACAAATCATTCACCTAAAACAGTATCAACCCGGTTATGAGTTTTACGGAGCTCCGGATTATCTTTCAGTCATCAACGATATAAAACTTAACCACGAAATTACCGTCTATAATTTATCAAATCTTATAAATGGAGCTAACCCGTCTTTGTGGGTTCACTTTAATGTACCCGCACCGGATTCTCAAAACGAGCAAGAGCAAATTATGAGAAATATCGAGGATAGATACGTTGGAAGTGATAAAGCGGGTCGTGTTATTGTATCATACGGAGATAGTGCTGAGAAGCCAGAAATTACTCAAATTACTTCTAATCTTTCTCAAGGTTTTTACGCTGAAGTATTTGAGTTAGTACAAAAACAGATTCTTTCGGGTCATAAAATTATTGACGGTTCTTTAATTGGATTACCTAACCCCGGCGGATTTACATCTTCTGCGGAACAATTACAAACATCGTATAAGTTATTTATGAATACTTCTATAGTTCCAATACAAAAGTTTATGTCTAGAGAATTGACACCAATCATAGAACTTATTTATCCGGGAGAACAAATAACCCTCGAAATCCAACAAAACCAAATACTATAATGAATAACGTACTACTAATATCAGAGGAGACGCTAAAAACATATACAGCAATCAATGAGAACGTTCAAAGCGATGAGTTGAGATTTTGCATTCTTCAATCACAAAATATTTTTATTCAAGAAAGCTTAGGAACAAATCTCTTCAAGTTTATGTTAGATTTAGTTGATAGTGGAGACATTTATTTAGCTCAATACTCAACATATAAAAATCTATTAGACACTTATATTCAACCAACTCTTATTAGTTATTCTTATTACTTAGGATTAGATAACTTTGCTGTGAAGTGGGTTAGCGTTGGATTAGTTCATAATTCAAGTGAACAAGGACAATCAGTTGATTTCAAGATGTTCCAATATCTTAAAACGAACGCTAAGAATCAAGCTGAATTCAACGACAATTTATTGAGAAGACATTTGATATTCCAATCCGGTCTTTACCCCGAATATAATAATGGAAATTTAAATGAAGGTCAGTTACCGCCCGAACCTAATAACCCTTTCAAGTCTTCTATGACTTTACCTCAAAACGGTTATTATTGGAATAGAGCAAATTCTAAATGGAAACAATCAACCGGACAAAACTATTACTTAGGTGATTGTCCATTTCCAACCTGGTATGGCCACTCAAACAATTCGTAATATGGAGAAGGATACAATTGCAAACGCAACAACCTTAGGAGCTGTATTTGCTTACCTAATGCAGTTTCAAGGGGAGATTACAATTTTACTTTTACTAACAGGTCTAGCTCTAAATATATTTCGTATTTACGATAGACTTAAAAAAGGGAAAGACGGGGAAGAAAACCAATAACAACCCCGCCTAACCCTAAACAATAAAAAATAAAACTATTTCTTGTAGGTACTCTTTATATGAGTATCTAACTTTGCGAATCTTTCTTTCACTTCAGGACTGTATCCTTCCATACAGAAAGTAGTCATAACGTCTGTAGCTAACGCTAAATCAAACATTGTAGGTTGAATACCTAAGTGTTTAAAATAATCCAATACTAAGTGTGATTGGTTTTGATAAACAATTCTTTCTTTTTCTTCTCTCATTTTTTTCATAACATTTTTTTTTAATTTATACTTAAATATAAAGATTTTATTTTTTATAATCAAGTTTTTTTATGTCTAAAGATGACGCTAAGTTACTAATATATTTTATCAATTCATCTTTAGTTAGGTCTAGCGTATTCCAAGCTGTATATTTTTCTTTACCTCTATCCTTTATCCAAACTCCGTATACACATTTATAAATTTTACCTAAATTTGTAATACGTTGGTCGTAAATATAATTTCTCTTTAGTACCCCTCTCTCAGACTGTTGCCAGTCTTGTTTAGCGTGTAGATACGTAAATTCGTCCTCATTTATTATTTTTACAATAGTCTCATTCATAATCCGTTAGTTCTAAAATTCTAGATAAAACCTCATCTCCATTTTGACTTATTAGTAATTCAACCAAATCAATTACATCTTCCATATCTAATATGAGAATAATATCCTCAGCTGTTTTCCTTTTATCACTTTGAACGTTCATTTCAATCAACATTCTATCCTCTTTTTCATCTTTGTAAAAAGATTTTATGTGATTTATACCGTAAAATTTAGCGCTCATTTCCAAAGTTCCATTTATTTCTTTTAGGCGGATAAACAACCAGTTTTTTATCCTCTCTTTCGTAATATTCAATAACGTCACCTTTCATAAGTACATTATTGTAGATTGAAGAATAAAAGCATCGTCCTTTAGCCCCGTCCATCATTAATACATCGTATACGTAAAAGAACGTATCACTATCTAAATTCTCCGGTTCATATAACCCTAAAAATTCGTAGTCTTGAATTCTTGTTAGCTTAGTATTCATAGTCACCCGTCAATTTAGATTCGTAGTAATCAAAGAATCTTTCTTCTTCTCTTTCACGCTGTTTTTCAATCCACAGCTCGTACTGATAGTCAGAGTCTATCATTAGCTCCTCAATCATTTCTTCGTACATTTCTTTCGTTTTGCTCATAACCTTTTTTTTTATTTGTTTTATTGTTGAAAATGTTTTTCTAATATAAATTTTAGAATCTCTATCTCGAACGACCATTGGTCTTTTAGAGAGTAGTTTGTATCACCGGATAGAAGTAACTTTCTTTCTATTTCTTGAATCTGTTTTGTTAGAATCGTTTTTAGAATCTCATATTCGTCTAAAGCTAAATTAATTT